TAATTTGCTCATGCGTTACTCCTAAACGTAGCTGCCAGTGTAAGCACCGTACAGTACGGAGGAGACTTTCCAGAACACCAGTGTGTCTTTCGCAGTCAGCGTAGGAGCGACATTGCCGCCAGAGGTTACCCAAGTCATCGTAGGCCACGTTACTGTGTGACTAGCACCTGCCTCTAGCTGTAGGACAATAGCATCGCCAGAGGTTAGCGAGTCTGTAAAGGTAGTATTAGCCGATAGAGTCTTGGTCTGTATTGCTCCGTTGGTAGCTAAAAAAGCTGTGCCTGTCAAAGCGTAAACGGTGTCTCGTACTGTCTTGTTAGTCAGCGTTTGAATATCTGTAGTGCCGACAACGACCCCCGCAGGGATCGCTTTTTGAGAGGCTGAGCCGTCAATGTTGCCAGAGCCATTCGAGAGGACAAAACTAGATGCTGCGATGCCCGATAGCGTGTTGCTGTCGGCGCTAATGGTTTTGTTAGTTAGGGTCTGCGTACCAGTAAGAGTTACTGCACTCCCACCATTACCGCCTACTTGAGAGTAAACTTCCCAAGTCGATCCACTGTAAACAAACTGAACGCTGACACCGTTTATATTAAGGTTTAGATCAGCAGCGGTTCCTTCGATGGTTGAGCCATTACGGCCTGCTATACAGTTGTTAGTACCAAAAACATTGCCCGAATCAGCAATGACCACCTGATCTCCGGCAGATGGAGAGGCAGGGAGAGTAACCGTAAACGCGCCACCGGTAGTGTTAGCTAGAACACCTTCTAAGTTTTTGGTGGTGTAGTTAGCTGTTTTAGTAACGTAAGAAACACCACCTGCGGCAGAGGCTACTTTAGCAACAGCAGCGCCTGCTCCGGCACCGTCGGCGTAAAGCATTTGAGTAGCCGTGGTAGCAATTTCTACTGTCGCCCCAGAACCCTGCTTAATGGTAATTGACTGCCCACCCGTAGTAGCGTTTTCAATAATCCATACTTTGTTGATCGTGTTTGGACCGAGCGTTACCTCACGAGTAGCCGTAAGAGCACCCGCCGAGGTAATTTTTAAGTATAGGCCGCGAGTCGCGTCTGCCGTGGCATCAGGCATAGTGAAGGTTTGGTTAGCATCGCCAGACAACTGCTTAGTGCCGTAGCTAAAACCGTCGGTAATCAGCTCAAGGTTAGTATTGGTACTAGTGCCCCAAGTGCCGTCTTCATCGCCGGTTGTAATCTCTTTTAACCGGAGGTTATTTACATAAGTAGCCATCGTTTTTCTCCAGTCTTAAACTAGTGTGCTGCCGCCAGCAGCAGGGATTGTGGTTGCGTAAATTGTTGTATTTTGACGCAAATTTAGTGCCTCACCGCAGTCAACACAAGTATCGGCAGTTAGCTCCGCTTCGTCAAGATCGTATCCACATTTACCGCATACCACTTCAATTTCGTGTTTTGGGTCTATTGTATCACCGTTATTTGCGGCTTCGTTTACTGTTTTCATGCTGCTATATCCGTCCAATTAGGTGTTTGAGCGATAGGGGCTATGTCTGTCCAGCTAGGGTCACCGCCCGGAATTATCTGACTCCAGACTAATACCGTTCCTACTTCACCTGTGGCCTGTACGCCTGTGGCGTTAACTACGGCAGAGCCTGTTTCTGCGGTCTCGCCTAGTGCTGTAGTGCCCTGCACGCCGGTAACGTTGACGTTTTGCTGTAGCAGTACAGTAATATTGCCTAGGGCCGATGTTGCTTGTAGTCCTGTAGCATTAAGGGAGGAATCCCCAACTATCGCTACATTGCCCGCTGTACCTGTAGCTGAGACGCCTGTAACTAAAACATTAGTGGTTGTTACGGGACCTGCAACTCCTAGAGCCGCTGTGCCTGCAACCCCAGTAACAGAGAAAATTGCGTTACCAACTACAGTTGCTGTGCCTATCTCACCAGTAGCTGCATTGCCGAGAGCCGAAATGTCGCTTTCGCCGCCCGCTACAGTGTTACCTACCGAAACCGCAGCTTGTACACCAGTGAGATATACTCCCACGCCTTCTTGGACTGTAACCGAGCCTACTGCGCCTGTAGCCTGTATACCTAGAGACTGACCCCAAGAGCCTTGCCCCCAAGCACCGCGACCCCAACCACCCAACCGGACGGTTGTATCGACGCCTTCACCCCAAGAGCCTGAACTCCAAGTATTACGACCCCAACCGTCAGCCATCTACTAGGCAATCCGAATGATCGCGTTGCTTGCATCAGCAGCAGGGAAGACAATAGTAAAGTCGCCCGCAGTAGAAGTCTTATCTGAGCCAAAGTCTAGTACCGCTATCGCAGGATTTCCGCTACCTACTTTATAGATCAGAGCGCCACGAGCAGTAATAGTCGCGTTTGCAAACGTCAGGTCGGCAAAGTCCAAGAACGCCGTAGTGCCGCTTGAAGCAGGGTTTGCTGAGATAACTAGGGTGCCGCCGCCCGCAGTGTAACCCGTGCCTGAGACTTCGTTTGTCGCTGAATACGCAGTAGTAGTTGCGCCTAGCGTAGCTGACGACGTATACAGAGCCAGTTTAAAGACTTGTGACGTGCCCGAAGCAAAATCAAAGTCTCCACCAAGGATTTGAACTTTGAATGATGTAGCCATAGCTTGTGAAATAGCCATTTGTGTTTCCTCTTAAATTAACGCGGTTCTATTCTAAGTTGACCAGAGCGGTACATATCTTCCCGCATCTTTCCGTCGCCTAAGTTCTTTAATAACGCCATAGCGTCTACGTACATCTTCTGATACAAGGCCACCATATCAGGCTCACCCTTAATGAAGCGTATAGCTTCGACTAAAGCGCCGTTAAGCAGAGCAGAGTCAAACTCATCGCCAAGCCACGTAGTACCCGCAGTGACAATAGTCTCGGGGTAGTAGCCGTAATGTAACTCTACTTCATACGCTGCATTAGGCGTTGGGCCTATGATAAACGCGTTGTCGTCAAAAATTCCGTAGTGTACGGGCGTACCTGTACTTGTCGGTCCGGGGTACGCCTCACGAATAAAGTTAACGTCTTTATTCAGCAAGTATGTGTAGTTGCCCTGAGCATCAATAACCGCCAAAGAGAACGTGTACAAGAAGTCTGTAGGGTAAATTAGATACTTGTTACCGATAGCTAGGTTGCCTGTCTGGTTTCGACGCAGCGCAGGAATCTGAACAGTGTTATATATCTTCTGCTCGGCCTGTTCAGTAAACATAGCAAGCTGGGCATCCGTAAACGACTGCTCGCAAATGTCCTCAATGTTTGTCTTAAGCTCGGTGTAATTCACCTGCTACTCCTTAAGCCATTGGGCCTCGGGCCATAGTGCCCTTGGTAGCTGCACCTACGCCACGAACCTTAACACCGCTAGTCTTCATGTCTTTAGGCGGCTGGTTGCAAGTATCTACTTTGTACATTGTAGGCTCATCTGGAAACTCGATGACCTTGGGTACTTTTACGTTTGATCGTGACTTCATTTTCATTTCTGGCTCCTTACGGTGTATTGGCTTGACCGCCCATTCCTGAGTGGTTTGTGCAGTAGTAATATAAAGTAGGTGCTCCGCTTGCTACAATTATCTGCGTGTACGCTCCAGCATTGCCCGGTGTTCCGCTAGTAGTTACTCCAGTAGTGTACTCACTACCCCCTCCGTGTGTTCCATCAGAGGTTGTAGAAAACCTTAACGGGTGGCTACTATTACTGCCGTTGCTTTGGTCCAGTCTGTATGTGCTGCCTTCATTCAAAGTTAGTGTGGCTTGCAACACGCCATCTACATAATATCTGTTTCCTGCGCCCGGATTAGCTACTGTTATAGCCAAAGTAGTGAAGGCAGGCACTGTTACTGTTACTGATCCTACTGAAGCCGCAACTGCTACACCTGAAACATTTACATTCCCCGGAACCGGCGTGCCGCTTGCTAATACTGTTACCGCCCCTACTGCGCCTGTAGCTTCTAAATTGTCTGGTGTGAGTCCAAAGGGATCACTTAGCCCTACTGGGTCCCAACCCCACTGTATGTCTCTGCTTGCTGTTAATTCTGCTGAGTCCGGTCTTGGGTCACGTATAGCTTGTGGATCATCTACCGGAAACTCACCTAGCATAAGCTGCGGTTGGTCTGGGTTCCAACACTCTGGACACGCCTTAATGTTAGTTTTATTGCCCTTCACTACTAACTCTTTGAGCTGCCTAAGTTTATACTGAAAACCGCAGACATCACAGATCGCTAGTGCTTTTTGTCCCGAGGCGTATTTATAGCTCATAAGTCTACCTTATGCTGCTTATACGGGGCACCAAGCTAAGCGTTGCTTTCTCCCTGTCTTCACCCGCTGCTAGCTCAAACTGACGCTCATACTCGGCCTGTAGCATAGGAATACGAGGCATCAATTCAGGGTCTTTTTGAGCTATATAATATGCAAGCCCTGCAACGAGGCAGGGCAAGAAACGGAAGTTAACGTCGGCGGTATTAACCCCTGTCCCAGAATCTTGTATACGGCGCATTCGCCAGTATTTAAGTACATAGTAAGGCGCGCCTACTGGCCCTTGGTCTGGTACAGGCCACACAGTAACCGAAGGGTTTGCTTGCCCACGGTCTACATAAAGCTGTATAGGGCGGCCCTGAGAGAGCTTGTTGGGTATGCTTGAGTAGGTAGAGACACTGATACGCGTGATGTTTAGATCAGACTGAGTAGTTACACTACCATCGCCTGTGCGTACAACGTGCTCTAAAAGGTCTATTGTGTCGGCGGGCAGGTCGTATGTGGCTGTGCCTGTTACGAGGTTTGTTGTACCTTCCTCGATAGTCCACATGTTTATACCACGGTTCTGCCACTCAATAGTCAACAGATTCATAGACCTACGAGCAGTGCGCAGGTCGTAACCAGAACGCATTTCTCTACCGGCACGCTCCCACGCTTCTTCCGCAATCTCGGTGAAGTCCATGTTGAATGTAGCTGTGCCAGATGTAGCCATTATTTACCCCAACTTTCCCGCGCTTTCTTCTGCGCAGTTTTAGATAAATCTTTGTAATGAAATAACTTTGCGGACTTAGCTGACATCGTTTTGCCTGTCATTACAGTCCCGTCGGGGTGTTTGTGCGTGCCCCCTCGGTGCGTTTTACCGTCTTTAAAGTAGTGGTTTACGCCCTTAGCCATTATTTCTTCTTCCTTTTAAGCGATGCTACACGCTTAGGTTTACCTGCCGGTTGCCCTAGGCGCTTCTTCTGCGCTATACGGGACTTCTTCTCTGCCGCTGTCATCTCACCAGAGGTCTTAGGCGTTTTACTAGAGACGCGCTTTGTGGGCCTACAGTACGGGGTTCCCCGCTTATCGCCCTTTTTACGTCCACAAGCCTTGCCTGTCTTGACGTCTTTCCAGTCTTCCTTAAACCACCGCTTTAGGGCCTTGCCCTTCTCGGTTTTACGAACGGCCACTGGCTTTCTTCTTTCTGCACTTGGCTATAGCACCCGAGGCGTACGCAGATGGGAAGACTTTGTACGATGCCTTCACCTTGCGGTAACAATCGTCTTTTACAGTCCCGCCCTTCTTAAACGTAATGGGCTTCATTTTGCCCATGCCTCTGCACTTCATCATCGCATTGTACCCTTAGTTAGACCTCGTTGCGCAATACCACAGCCGCGTACTTTGCCGCCAGCTTTGTAGCCTAGTTCTTGGTCATACTCAGGTCTAAGTAACCCAGACCGCTTATAAAGAAAATCAGGGTCGCGACCCAGTCTTTGCGCTTTAGCTTTTTCTGCCTTGTTAAGGTCTCTAAGAGTACTTAAACCAGAATCGGAGTTTATAGTTTCCCGCGCACGCCCTCGGGCGCGTCTACTTTCTTCTGCGGCAGATTTGGGAGGTTCGTCGCCTACTACGCTATCTATCGCGGCTTCATTAGCAGCCCTAGCCCTAGCCCTACTTCTAGTTGCATCTTTTTCTGCCTTGCTACTTTTTTTCTTTCCGCCAGCAGCCATAATAATTCTCCTTAGCGCATCTTGCAGGGGCGTACGCCCCTCTTGCACATACCGGCACCGCGTACTTTGCCACCAGCTTTGTACTGCATGACTTTGCCGCCCATGTTCATCTTGCCTTTGCCATCAGCCGCGTAGAACGGGACTTTCTTGCCGCCCTTCTCTACCATTTCCAGCTTGCCGCCCATGTTGTACCGCTTTGTTTTGCAACCTGCCATGATGTTCTCCTAGCGAGTCTTAAAATACATAGTAATTTCAAAGCCTAACCGTACATTTTCGTATGAAGGTTTAGTCCACATAACAGTCTCCTACCACTTAACCTTATCAGCCCAGTAGGCTGCGCTCATTTTGCCTTTGGCGATATTCTTGCCGTGACGAGCCTTAAACGACTTGCGCTTAGCTTTCATCTTGGCAGACTCGCCAGCTTTGGGTTTGCCAGCAGTGCTTGCGCCTTTCTCGCCAAAACGAATTATCTTCTCCTTCCCATTCTCACAAGCCTTCACAATGTGGGACTTCTTAGCATGGGACGGAGTTCGTCTTGGCTTATTACAAGCCATTGCTTTTTTATCTACTTGCTTAGCCATATTGCTTATTCACAGTAAATATAAAGGTATAGGTATCTCCAGCAGTTGGAGCTACTGTAGTTGCTACTATGTCGCCAGTTTTACCAGCTCCAGCGTTGTTGGGGATTCCGCTAAAGGCAGTGAAGTCGTACTCCTCTGTCCAGTTTACGGGTAGGTCAAAGATAAGAACGTTAGCATTTGCCTTCCATTCTAGTTTGACCCCTACTCCAACACCTACGTACACAAGCTTTGCCAAAACAGCGCCAGTACAGGCCCTACGGCTTACCGGATCAACCGATAATGTAGAGACATCAACCATTGTGCTAGTTACTACGTCGGTATTTCCTACAACCGCAGTAACCTTAATGATCGCCTGCTTGCTGCCATCTTGGATTATTTGAGTCGATACTGTATCAGCCATGAGTTAGCTCCTTATGAAAGAGCAGCGCCCGTAGCAGTAACCCAAGCAGCGCCTGTGTTAATTACTAGACAAAACTCGTTATTGCCTGCGCCATTATCGCTGACGATGTACACCGTACCAGCGGAAACAGAAGCAAAAGCGGGAAGATTAGCCGTAGTTACAATAGGAAAATCAAAACCATTTGTAGAAACGACGGGACCTGAAAAGGTAGTTGTAGCCATTTTGAAACCTCACATGCGAGTTATGGGGCGTATCTGTCTGCATGTCGTCAGCCGGAAGCTGTCAGATACACCGGTTAGTTCCGGATTTAGGTAAGTATATAACACTTATTTGTCTAACGCACAAATAAAAAAGACCCGTCTGTAGGGACGGGCCAACTTCTCAAGGGATAGGAACGTACTGTCGGGTAAGTTCCACCTACAAATTACCCCTATCGGGACCGTAAATCAACTTAATAGGTAATTATGAATGTTTTTTACCCACCAAATAAACATTTCTTCGCCTAAAGTGTGCTTCATAGTATTTACTCTAGCCGCCACTAGCTGCACGTTCTCGCGGGAATAGGAGCCTTGGGGGTTTATTCGGTCTATCGACGCGTTAAAGTCTTTCGGCTTACCGTCCCCAAGAGCACCGTCTCGGTGGTGGGTCATAAGTACCCCAGACAGGGCACACCGCCCGCCTTGGGTTTCCCACATCTGGTGCACTTCTTCGTGGGTAAGAAAGAATTCTATGCCTTGTTTGCGGCGTTGGGACTTAAGTTGGACATATACAATTTTTAGGTACGCTTCAGGTGTAGCAGAGGTTTTCTTTGCTCGTTGGGCTAACACGCAATCACGGCATACCCCACGATAATTGCCGTCTTTAAATAGCTCAAACTGAGTAGTCTTGCGGATTTTATTGCACGATGTACATAACCGTGACTTAGCCGGTTCTGTGGTTTTGGGTGGCTGTCTAGGCATAACTCATTATTACCTATAAAAGAAAAGGGGGCCGAAGCCCCCAATCCTAACACCGTTTGCTTATTAAGCGCCCGGTGAACCGAAGATACCCAGTGGGTCAGATACGCCGAAGCTGTATCGCTCACGAGCCTTATAACGGCTGTTACCTGTGTCGAAGTCTGCGTCCATGCTAGTGCTCATAGGTGAGCGGACGAAGTGCTTCAGGCCGTTGGGGATGTCAGTCATCAAGAACCAAGCATTGGTATCAGTCAGGTAGTTGTTAACTTTATAACCACCGGGGATTGAACCGTTGTTGTTCAGTGCGTTGATGTCGTTATCCGCTGTAGCCACACGAAGGTTGGTATCCAACAGGCGAGTAGCAACGAATTGCAGTGCCGGTGGAATAACAAGCGTCTTAGGCTTGGCTGCAATAAGCAGACCGCGCTCATCAGTCCAACCAGCAATCTGAATAACAGCAGCTTCAAGTGAAGCTTCGTTAAGGTCAGCAGCAACAGCAGGACGGTTTGAGTTTACACCACCAGATACGAGAGGGTGAGCAGTTGAACAGAGAGTCTGTCCATCACCGTACGTAGTACCAGCAGCGAATGCGTTGTTTAGGATGCTAGCACCCTTAACTTGCTTAGTGTACGCCATAGCGCGGGCAAGTGCCTTTGTATAACGTGAAGAGAGTGAATCGTAGAGGTTATCTTCGATTGCTTCTTCAGTGAGCGAGAAGCCCATTGCGACGGTCTCGTGAGTGTAACGAGCAGTCCACGCTTCTTGCGCATTGTCATACTCGATTGCAGAACCTTCACCTTTAACAGGTGCGGCACTGAAACCAGACAACTTAGTTTCTTCTTCAAAAGAACGATCCGAAGATTCAGTCTCGAAGATTTCAGCAGCTTCGTCACCATACTTAGCGTATTCGAGGCCGAATAGGGCGTTTAGACCCGGTAGTAGCTCCTTAAGGAGTTGCGCTCTTGAAATAGCCATCTGCTAGTCTCCTTATACGCCAGTTGTGTTGTTGTACTGATGCAGATTAATCTTTACGACAATCTCTACAAAAGTATCAGCAGCAGTTTTAGTTTCGTCTATTGTGTCAATAACTCGCACAACCAGACCCGCTGTTGTAGCTTCTGAACCCGCTAGTACTGATGCACCAGAGTTTCCAGTAGCTGTGTCGCCTGTACCCACTAAGACAGACATGTTTGCGCCTACAGCAGCGCGGGCCGCCGAAGACATGCTGCTGTTAGCAGCAGTTACAGCAACTTTAAACGCTGCTAGTGGGTCGTCAACTACAACAGCAAAAGCTTCTGTGACGCTAGTGCCGGGGTAATACTGGTCCGGTGTGAACTGACCCAATGAATTGACGTACTGAACACCTACACAGACACCCGCAGGGGAACCAGTAGTAGTGCCAGTAAACTTCTCGATTGTGCCTGCCGCTACGATTTTAAACAAATCACCTGC